CAATAACGTAACTATACCTAAGATAAGTTTAATGGATGTGCATGAATATTTAGTATGGGAAATGTGTGGAGATGATCATTTGTTGGCAGTGGCTCCGAGTATTAGACCTTGGTTTAATCAAAGAACGCTTTCAGCAATGATGTCGGAAATTGGAATGACGTATACAGATGAAAAGAAGACAGGAAATACACCTCCTGAGTTGCGAAAACTCGAAGATGTAACATTTTTGAAGAGGTCATTTAAGCGAGTAAATGGACATGGTAGAAAATGGATTGGACCCTTAGATATTGATGTTGTGAAGGAAATATCTTTGTGGAGAACTAATAACCAGAGTATAGAATGTCCTGAAGCTTTAATGACAAATATGAAGACTGCTTTACGTGAAATGGCTTTACACGGTGAATTTGAGTATAACAATATGAAGGAGTTTTTTGAATTTTCTTGGAATAAAATATATCCAAAAAATTTAATTACTTTTGAAGATTGGGAAACCTCTTATGTTGCCGTGTTGAACAGTGACTCGGATTTAGAATTTTAAACCAATGCAAATGATTAGAATTAAGTAAATTTACATTACGGGTGTTGGTCATGGATTTCGATTACAACATCACAAACGTGCGTGCACTATGTATCTTAGAAACTATATGTAATGAGCGAACGCTTCGGCTAATAGCTAACCCTAACTATGACTGACTTTCAACAAACTAAAACAACTCAACAAATTGCTACGTATTATCTAGAAGGGACGTACTCTAAAACGAAAGTATTTGAAGATCAATCTGATATACCTAACGCTAGAGAACTAACTCTTGATGATAACCCTCACTCTTTAGTAAACTTTTTACAAAGACCTGTCGATATAGTAAATTTAGAATGGAATGTAAATCAACTCCCCAACGATGAATTGATTAGAGATGGTATAAAGTTTCCTAACGTGTTTCTTAAAAATAAGGCGTATCAAGACAAACTTCGTTACTTTGTTGCCATACGTGGTACAATAGTGATTAGAGTTTGTTTAAATGCTCAACCTTATCAACAGGGAACACTTTTGGGATATTATATACCTAATGTCGACAGTATTTCTGAGAAGGTTAGAATGATTCGTGCGTCTCTTGCTGGAAAGACAGGTTGCCCATGTAATATTGAAATGGATGCACCGGGAGCTACAATGTATGACATTGAAATTCCTTATGTG